CTCGGTACAAAAGAGTAAACTGTCTGTACGGGCATTAAGCCCGGATAACCGAGGGATTGAAAAATGTGGCACGAAGGAAAATTTGACCTGAACGGCGCCGGATACAGATGGTGCGCTAAGGTCTACGATGAGCCGAGCGAGGATTACGGCATCGAGGGAGGCAGGATCAGCAAGCTTGAGATCCGCAGGGATGGCGAGACCGTCTGCAACTACGACCGCGGCTGGGATATCGAGCCGGAGACCGAGCAGGATCAGCAGGCTTTCGCGATTGTCCTGCACATGTTCAACTGACCGGGGGAAGGGTATGAAAGCAAAGGCAAAGATCAAGGTGGCTACAAAGCCGGAGATGAAGGAGGCGGCGCTGTGCGTGCTCATGGCGCTCAACATGTTTGACGCCGCCTTCCCGGGCCAGATCCGCGTGCGCACCGTAAGCGCCACGGCGATGGAGGTGGGCGTGCCCGACACGCCGAAGAACGCCGAGGCTTACGGCTTCGCGTATTCGCAGGTGCAGTGCTACCTGATGAACGCCGGGGCGCCATACACTGAGGGCTTTGACATCTCCGAGCCTGACTACGAGAGCGATCCCGGCTGGATCACCGCATTCATCTGCGCGATGTAAGGGCGCGCATTCATCATTACCGGGCGCCGCAGGGCGCCCTTTTGGAGAGAACGACATGAAAGACGAGGAATACCTGCACAGCTTCCTGCCCGCCGAGGTCTACAAGGACTACCGGGCTAACGTGCCGGAGTGCCATCCGGAGAGCCTTTTCAACAGCGATGAGGACAGGCTGTTTTGCGGCCTGACGATGGCCATCGAGGATGAAGCCGAGCGTATCGGCATTGAGGTCTTTGAGCAGAACGGACACACAAAGGCCGAGGCGCGCGAGTTTTATGACCAGGGCGCGCTCGACGATATTGCGGCGTGGATTGCCGCCGAAATTGTCCGCCGCCGCTATAAGAGTTTCGGTGAGGTCAGGGGCTTTATCCGCGCCCGCGCTCTCGATGATGTATCGGACGCGATGCTGCGCGAGGCTCTTGACGACTGACACGCCTTGCCCGGCGCCATGCCGGGCTTTTGTCCTCGGAGGAGAGTATGAAGGTTTGGGTTGAGATTGTCGCAGTTGACGGCAGGCGCATTAAAACGCCCGTCTGCGAGGATTACGAGGAACACCGGGACGATGATCCGATTTGCACCGCTGAGGTTGTCGCGGAGGGCTTCGCGTACTGGGCGCGGGACAGCTATTTCGGGGTGCCTGAGCATCAGCGGGCGTACACGCGCCTGGGCAAGGCTCTGCACGCCGCAGGGGTTGAGGGTGTGCGCTCGCTCGGCTGTATCGCTCATACCGGAGACGGGCTTTACAGCTTCACTGTCCGGGAGGGCTATGAGGAGCCGCTCCCGGCAAGGTGGGCAAAAATGATATACGGGCGTCTCGAGTGAGACGCATATCACAAAATCAGAGATAAGCACAATAAAGTTTACAAAATCGCTTGCAACAATCAGAACGAAAGAGTAAACTGTCTGTGAGGGCGCGGGGGCGCCGGTAACCGAGGGAACGAAAAATGAACGATGCGATTGAATTTGTCAGGGACATCAGGCACTGCGCAGAACCCTGGACCTGGAATCTTCTGGAGGAGGATGGCGAGATCACCTACTCCCCGGATCGCGATGCGCGCACCGGCTGGATTCGCTACAAGTGCAAGACCGCTAAGGCCTTCACCGAGGTGCTTGAGACCCTCGAGTACTGCCGCGGCTGCTTCTGCGGCGACAACGGCTACACCAGGCGCTTCGGGCTCAGGGGGTGCATCAACTGCAAAGAGGACTGCGAAGCCCTGACGGTTACCGCCTACTACGGATACGTCAGGCTTTAAGCAGCATCCGCCCCGGTGCGCCGGGGCTTTTTATTGTGAGCGGGCGCACAATAAAGTGTTAAAAATCGCTTGCAACAATCAGAACGAAAGAGTAAACTGTCTGTGAGGGCGCGGGGGCGCCGGTAACCGAGGGAACGAAAAATGGATAATAAAATCGCAATCATCGACCGCAAGGTTTGGAACTTCATCGAGGACGCAAGCGAGCAGGCCTGCGCCGAGTACGGAGTCAACGAGAAGGAAGTCTGGTCAGACGACAAGCGCTTTGGCTACCTTCAGGAATTTGCCAGCCACCTCATTCAGGAGACTGCTGAGTGGAATCAGAATGGGTGGAACAGGTCTGATGCGAGCATCAAGCTCCAGGCGACTGACTACGTAAGGGCGGTAATCATGCAGTTTGCAGCCTAATCAACCATTCCGGCAGGCTCCGGCCTGCCTTTCAGGAGAAGAGATTATGAACACAGAGATGACCAAGCTTCAGGAGGCGGCCGCATGAAAGCCTTCATCTTCGCGGCAGTCCTTGCCGCCTCCATCGGCGCCCTGACGGGCTACAGCTTTGCGGATATGCCGCAGGTCTATCAGAGCAACAGCACCGGGGAGGTGAAGGGCTGGGAGGACAGCACCGGCTATCACGCCTGCAAGGTCGGCCAGGACTGCCATGTACCGGCAGAGTATGATCTTGTTTGGGTAGAATAAGATGGCTCCTAAATATCACTGTTTTCGAAACTATTCCCGGCTTTACAACGTGCCGGGGATACCCTCCGAGGAGGAGGAGAACGCCCTGACGGATGCCGCTTTTGAGGCATTTCAGGGCGCAAGGGAGATTGAGATACGCCCTTCCGGCACGGTGGTTGAGATTGCGACGTTCTGGCGCAGGATACCGCACTATGAGGATATCATGAAGGAGCAGCGTGAGGATTTCATGCGCCGCATTGCCGGCCTGCCGTACCAGGTGGTGCTTACGGGAAGGAGCATCATGAAGGATCCCTACGGGGCGCCCGGCACGCCTGTCCGTGTCGCTATACTGATCATTCACCTGGAGTACCGCAAGCCATGATCGTGAAAGTCTGCGCCGCGATAAACGGCGCCATCCTGGGATTTATAATCCTGTATTACGCCGGCACGCCGGTGGTCTATATCAGCCACTACAGCGGCTCGGTGGTAGCCGTGAAGCATGGCATTTTTACAAAGGTCTGCACGCTTGCCGAGGAGTGCGAGCTGCCGGAAGGGAAATACAAGGTGGTATATACGAGATGAAGCTGATAGATGTAAAAACCCTGCTTGGCCTGCAGGTGATGGCGCGCACCGCCGCAGGGGATTTTTTCGCGCTTGACTCGATGCGGCATTATCTGCTTGAGCGCGACCCGCACGCCTACATGCCCTTTAATCTCTTTGCCGCAATGGAGGATCCTGACTTCGTGCCGCTCGCGGTTTTCAGCCAGTATGAGACAGCTGTGCAGGACTGCGACAAAGAGGCGCAGGAGGAGCTGCGCCGCATCATGAGTGAGTTTATGAGCACCGAGGAGTACAGCAGACAGGTAGAGGCCTATAACCGCCTGCATCAGATGGGGTATGACGATGAGCAGAAGTAAGCCGGTGGTTTTCAAAGGGCAGGAATTTCCGTCTGTTAAGGCTTTGAGAGCGTACCTGGGGATAAGCAAGAGTGCCTATTATCTGAGGCAATTTCGCGGGCTTGCGCCTGATGCTGTCATTCCCCGGAGCGGTTTCTCCAAACGGGTGCCCGTAGAAGTTGACGGAGTGAGATATCCGTCAATCGCGGCATATGCACGTGCTGCCGGGCTGGGCAGGGCGACCGCGAGGCATCGTGTCATGATGGCCAGAGAACATAAGGACGACAGGTACCTGCACCCAATGCCGGCATCAAAGGTTTGTGAGTACGGTGGGAAATATTATCGCAGCCATTCCGCGATGGACAGGGCGCTGAGGCTGAACCGAAAAAGTGGTGAGGCACTGAGGGAGGATCATGAAATGAGTGTTTGCAGGACAAAAGTAGCTGACTACTATCATCTTGATGGGCTTGAGGATCCGCGGCTCGAGGGCGAGCTGGTCAAGGATTTTATTGCCGAGGCAAAGAGCCAGATCAAGTATCGTTTCAGCGTCAGGGACGTCTTCGGAGACCGCCTTGAGCGAATGGCAGTGCTGTATGCGAAGGACAAGGCGCCGAAGCTGACAGTCCAGGATGATATCTATGACCTGCATCTCGACATGGCCCGCGTGTACCTGCCCGATATCGAGAACGCCGAAGTGGAGTCATACAACCATGCGAACTAACCACTCTGACGGGTTTCAAATTGACACGCCGCGGGGATGCGGCCATCCCCGGCGGATCGTGTGGGATGGCGTGCTGTATCCTACGATAGCCTCTGCAGCAGAGGCCTGCGGCATCACCGCATCAGCCATGTGGTACCGCATCACCCGCGGCTACGGAAAGCCGCGGAAGAAGTCCCGCAGGCCGGTGCGTCTGGACTGCGAGTTTCAGGGCGTACGCTATCGGAGCATCGGGGCGATGGCGCGCGCCCTGGGCATCGGCTGGAGCAAGGCGCGCTCTTTTGCCGAGGAAACGCGCCCTGCCAGGATTGAGTACGCGGGCAAAAAGTACCGCTCGATAACAGCTCTTGCCGCGGCGTATCATCTGACAGACGTCTGCTGTATATACCGGCTCAGGCACAATATCCCGCTCGAGGCGCTGTCTGTCCGGGGGGTGAGCAGCCGGAAGCCCTGCGCCTGGGAGGGGGTTGACTATCCCTCCATCACTGCCGCGGCAAAAGCTCTCGGCATCACACAGAGTGCTATGAGCGAGCGCCTGATGCGCCGCGACAGGCCGAAGAGGCCGCGGCGCAAGCCCCGCCGCAGGCCATGCGAGTATCAGGGCGTGTGCTATGACACGCTTGCCGAGGCGGCGCGCGCCCTCGGCATATCGCG